TAAGCCAAAGGGCCGACCTTGAGAACGTACGCAACCACGGTAGCCAGAGCTTCCCGGTCTCGGACTTCTTCTGGGATGTGCAAACCGCCCATCGTCGTGCTTCGACCTTGGTACGGCATGACCAAAAGCCGCCATCCCGTGGGCTGCGGCATTCGATCTAATAGTGGCTTTTCGAGAATGGCGGGATCTAGGACCCGCTGGCCTTCTGGCACGTAGGCCTTCTCGACACCCTGCGGCGCTTCTTCGGCCGATTTTTGGGCTTCGAGACGTTTAGCGACGTGCTCAGGAAGATAAAGACTCGTCATCGTCTGTGTGGTTCTCCAGCAGGGACCTGATCTCGTTGCTGACGAAAGAGAGTCCCCGAATCTCTCCCACCATCGACTGGTATTGCTCCCAGTCTTTTGGAGCGCCGGACGCCAACATGCTGCTGATGTCCTCCTCGCGCTCCGCGATCAACTTGTACACATGCCGCGCGAAACTTACAACATCCATTAGAACGTCTCTCGGTAATTTTCTTGCGTGAGAGACTTAATCGGGCCGCCGTCAACCCAATCGTTGCACGTGTAGCCTGCTTCACAGACAAACTTGTAGATCTGGCAGTAGCCCAAGTCTCCGGACTCATCGCCGATACACTCAAGCATGTCCTCGGTTTGGTTATACGCGCCGCAGTTGCCACAGACCTCACTTGCGACGAAGCCGCCGTCATCGGCGGGATCGCGGTAGTCAGCGTCCTCGACCGCGGCCATCTTGTTCTCTTCGTTCATGTCCGCATCCTGCGTAGGCAGGGGGCAGGACATGCCCTCGTCGTTCTCGCCGTACTCATCCATGGGGATTTCTTTGTCCCCGTTGAACGTGATTGTAATGCTGACCATCACTGTCCCCTTTGCATGTTTCTAAGAGCGATGTTTTGCTGTACCGCAATACGCTCTCGGTTCACCGCGTTGCGGTCGTCGGCGATTTCTTCCTGCATCTCAAGGCGCGCGGCTTCTCCCGCTGCCTTTTGCTGGAGTTTGGCTCGGTCGAGCTCAAGCTTCTGGGCGGAGACCATTGCATCCTGTGCGATCTTCTGCGCGTCAAGCTGTAGCTCTTGGTTCCTGATCTGAACCAGCGGATCCGCATTTGGATCGGGCGGCGGCGGGATCAGCTGCTGCATGACTTGCTCCAGCAACTGTGCCTCGACCGTGGAGATGTAGCCTTCGAGCTCTGTCGGGTTCGACAGCTGCTGCTGCATAGCCATAAGCTGCTGCTGAGCAAGTGGCCCCGGTATCGCGCCTTGCGCGGCAAGGGCTTGTGCCTCCGACATGAGGCGCTGCGCCTCCATCATAACCTGCTCACGGGCCAGCAAGCTAACGTGCTGCTGGATGTGCGCGTAGAACATCCCCAACACGGGTGGTGCGCTTTGCACCAGAGGAGCCTTGGCCGCCAACACGTGAGAGCGAATGTGTGCTTGGTGGTTCTGTCCGTCAAACGCCATGGCGGGCTGCCCCATGATCATCTTGCCGTTCTCCTGCGCTGCGCCCTCTGGCTGCGGCTGCGGCGGAGGCGGAAGGATCTCGTCAATGTTTTGGACCTCGAGGGCCTGATACATCCGGCGGTAAGCGGCGTGCAGGTTATGCATCTGCGGGTTGGACTGGGCCAGCTGCAGCTGCGTCTGGGCCAGCGTGACACGCTGCGCCATCGAGAAGATGTTCGGGTCGCTGACCGGGATAATGTCGATGCGCCCGTCGAAGTCCGACTGTACGACACCGGGCATGCCGCCCTCTACCTGATACGGGTAGTTGACGGGGGCGTTCTCGGCGATCACCCGCGCAAGGATACGGAACTCATTCTTCTGGGCATAATGCAGGCGCTTGTGAATAGCCGACATCACTTTCATGCCGCGCTCAAGAAGGGCCACCGTCGTGCCGACGGGAGCCTCTTGGTTCATGTTCGAGGCCTGCATATCGGCGACGTTGACGAAGCGACGTCCGGCCTCAACCAACGCACCTAGTAGCTGGGCTAGCGTAGCCGAGGGTTCTTTGTATGGCAGCGGGATGATTGCGTCCCGGATGTTTCCACCCGGAGCATCTATGTCGCGGAACTCGCCCGGTTGCAGCGGCTCGTCGCTGTCACGGACTCGAATGCCCTTGGCCTTAAATCCAGCCGGTAGGTTGGCTAGTGTACCAGCATCGATCAGCTGACGCAGGATCGAGGTGGCTGCGCGGCCGATGCCGCCGACCATATGGGTCAGACCGAAGCCGTAGAACCCCAAACCCGGCATGAACTTGTAGTGCGTGAAGTACTGCTTGGCCTTCCGGATTGGGTCCGTCTCGTCGTAGTTACGGCGAATCGACAGGACCTCGGACGAGTCGCGGTCGACTGTCACGATGTAAGGAAGCTTGATGCCCGTTGGCTCACCGTCGGGGCCGGTGTCCTCAAAACCCTCGATGTCGAGCTCGCAGTGGATCTCGTACACTTCGCGCACGTCGTCGCGGTAGGACTTCGAGACACCCTCGATATCATCAACAGCGTTGTCGACAAAATCGTCGTCCTGACTGCCGCCAAACGGGAGATCGATATCCCGGTAGAAACCAGCCACCTGCTGCTTACGCAGGTCGTTCTCGCTCATCTTCAGGACGTGTGTGATTCGTGGCGAGGAGAAGAGATCCGTGGCCGAGTACGGTACGACAACGTCTTGGGCCGGGATAAACTTGGAAACCTGACGCCCCTTCGTCACATCGAAGTACGTCTTCTTGAACGTCGACCCAGACAGCGGGAGATAGAAAAGCATCTGATCCATCTCCGGATCGTACTCCTCCATCACCTCAGTGATCTGGTAGTTCATGTACTCCTTGACACGCTTGGCTTGTGCCTCGACCTGCGGGTTTACGGCCCCCATGATCCGAGTCTTGACCGGGCCACCAGAAGGAAGAAGTTCCTTGTACGCCTGCGCTTGGAACTGGGTGACGCTTTCCGAGATCACCGGATGGGTTACAGAGGACGCGCCCTCGAAGGGGGTGGAGCGCTCTTCCTGCTTTACGCCCAAGAGATCGAGCCCCTTGACGTATGTCTCTTCCCACTCGGAGCGGGAAGACATGTCGTCCTCGACCGAACCAAGGAGGTCGCTAGCAATCTCTGCTAGCGTCGAGTCGTCTAGAAACTCCGCGAGGTTCGCGTCAAACGGGATCAGCTGCTCCACGTTCATGCCGCTTGCCATCTCGGCAATGGCTTGAATCAAAGCGGAGCCGTCTTCTTGGGGTACGATTTCCGCACCTCCGGCGAAGTCCATGGGTCCTTCGACCGGAATCTCTAGGCCCTGTTCTTCCGGCATAAGAGCGGAGTCGACCATGGCTCCCATCGGGCGTGGCGGTAACATCAGTAGTACTCCCGTTTGCGAGGATAGGTCTCTTCAGGCAATTCTTCATCATGTATAGCAACAAAGCCGCCCTGACGGAAGCGCATCAGTGCAAGGGTCATTGAGTCCACAAAGTCATCATGATCTCCGACGGGGAATGAGGCCACCTCTTCGATGACCTCGTCAGAAAACTTTTTCTTGAGCGGAGCCCAAACCATACCCGCTTCGAACAGCGGCGAGACCATGTGCATCCGGGTGGTCTTGTCCACACCCCCGCCGCCCGCGCGGCGTCCGGGGGAGAAACCAAGGGCTGGAATACCGCGGGTCCGCATCTCGTCAATCAGCGGCCGACCCGTGGCTTTCGCCTCAACAATGACCATATCCGGGTCCCAGTACTCGCACTCTTCCCAAGCAACTTCCTTGAGCTCAGGAAAGCTCCAGCGCCCGCGTTTGGCGTCTAGAAGGATAATGTGGTCTTTCCCGCCCTCCTCCGGCTCAAACACACCCCACGTGGTGATAGCTGAGTAGTCCGCGGACTCCTTCTTCGAGAAAGCGGTATCGTAAGCCTGTAAGATGTACTTGAGGTCCGGTATCTTTTCCTTCTCCCAATCCCTCCACCACTCGCGCTTTACGATGGCCTGCTCAGTGCTGGTAGGCTGCTGCTGCCACTGGGCCGACCACTTGCCGACGGGCAGCGAAGCCTTGATAGACAGGAGCGCGTTCTTTTCCCAAAACTCTGGCCACAGAGGGTCGCCGCTAGGCATGATGGCGGGGAACTCCACCACCTCCCACTGGTCTGCCATGGGATCAGAGGACTGGGCCTCGAGCAGCCTGCCGGTGAGATCCTTCTTCCCCCATCGCGTCATGACGAGGATGATGGAACCACCCGGCTGCAGACGCTGACGGGGCCCAGACGTGTACCACTCATAGGCGTGGTCAAACGCAGTTTCGGACATAGCGTCCTGTTCCGAGTGAGGGTCGTCAATAATGAACAAGTCCGCGCCTCGACCCGTTACCGCAGCGCCCACACCCGCAGCAAAGTATTCCGCCCCTGCCGTGGTTCCCCACTTACCCGCGCCTTTGTTGTCTTCCTTCAGCATAGTCCGAGGGAAGATCTCTTGGTATTGAGGGTCCTCGATCAAGTCCCGGACCTTGCGGCCAAATCGTACGGCGAGCTCCGTGTTGTGCGTGGCCTGAATGATCTTCAGCTTGGGGTTCCGGCCGAGGAACCACGCAGGCATGAGGTACGAAGCAAACTCCGACTTTGAGTGACGCGGAGGCATGTTGATGATCAAACGTTTGAGCTCACCTCGGGCAACGCGCTCAAGCTTTTCCGCGATGATCCTGTGATGCGCCCCCTCGATGAACCCGTCGTAAACGTGGTGGGCAAAGGCCATGAAGCTTTCGCGCACACGCTCCTGACGCTCCTGACGGGCATTGAGCTCCGTCAGCTGCAGGATTTCCTTGAGGACGTCTTCGGGGATGGTGTCGAAGTTCATCAGAGTTCCTTGACGAAGTTCCCGCCCATGTGCCTGTAGCCGGAGCGGCTCAGCGCCTTCCCCGTCTTCTTGGTCAGTACGCCAGAAGCAAGGCCGATTGCCACGTGCACCGCACCTCGCTCCTTGGCCCAGCGCTCGAACATTCGAAGCAAACGAAACGCGGCCATCGATCCACGGCGGGAAGGCTTGACGTACCAAATCAGGTTGTAGGCGAAAAGGGTGGGTGCCCAGTCGTAATGAGCCAGCTGACCCATGATCATGCCCACAGGTTCCTCCCCGTCCATAGCAATAGCACCATACGCATGGTCAGGTAGGATCACGTTTTCGTAGCAGCGCTGCGCTGCGTACTCGATGTCGACGGGATGTTTCCTAGACAAGGCCTCTTCGTGTAGGTCGAGGCCGAGAACCATGACGTCGGCGATGTTCTCGACTGTCAGTTCCTTGTATTCAACTGTCATGCCAACGGTCTAACCCCCAGTCGTTGTATCGCGCTTGTTCCTGACCCAGATCTACCACGCAGGGGGCTTGTGGGCAAGGAGGTGCCGATAAAACGAGGGGGTTGATATGTGTTCTGCAAGTACTCGCCGATGTTCTCTAGGCCCATTCCCGGACGGCGGTCGTCTTCCTCTAGCAGCAAGCGCGCGTACATCTGCTCATACGCATCCTGACCGATGTCACCAGCTTCCAGTGCCGCGCGCAGGCGCTCCACGGACGCCGGGTCTGGGCCCTCGCGTCTGGGTCCCGCATCCCCGCCGCCGAACAACGCTCCAAGGCCTTGGTCGATGACACCGAAAAAGCCGGGCTTTGGCTCGCCTTCGGGAGTCGGGGCAAACGCCTCGCGAACACCTTCGACACGTTCCTGAAGTGCGCCGAATATACCTTCGCGAACCTCTGGTGTAGGAGCTGGAGCAGGGGCTGGGGCTTCCCCACCAAGGCGGCCCATGATTTGAGACACGTAGTTCTGCGTCTCCCTGTAGGGAGGTATCCCATCATGGCGAGAGACCGCGCCCGGTCCAGCGTTGTATGCAGCAAGGGCTGTTGGCAGATCCCCAAACCGGTCAATCTGTTGACGTAGGTAGGTCAAACCGCCGGTGATGTTTTGCAGAGGATCGCGAGGGTCAACACCCAACTCTTCGGCCGTACCCGGCATCAACTGCATGTAACCATATGCGCCCGCCGAGGATGTCAGGTCGGGTCGTCCGGTGCTCTCCTGATGCAGGACTGCGACAGCGACCTCGAGGGGTATCCCAAGACGTTCCGCCTCTTGTACAAAATGCGCGCGAACGCCCTCTGGCAGTCGGGCGAGGATCCGTTGACCTTCTTCATACATGGGAGCGTCTCCAGAAAAGTTACTGCATTCTAGCAGGCGTCGATCATTTGCTCAATCGTCCTGCGCTGGTTGGACTCGTTGAAGTGCTTTGTGTGGATCGAGACGGTTTTCACGTCAACTTCTTCGGAGGGTCTAACGAGCATCAACTGCTTATCCAGAGCTACGAAGGCATAGTAGTCTACAGGTACTCTGCCGGGGGTGTTAAAGCGGTAATGGTTTCTCGCCTTAATGTTGGTGCTGGTCTTGGCAGCCGATTTGACGTCTATAGTCACAATACGATCAGAACGGATTTTGCACCACAGGTCCGCCCCATCACGGCTTACGTGATGGACCTCGACCCCGAAGGTCTCAAGGATGTAGCTCGCCAAGAACTCACCCGTCCTACCTGTGCTTATGTTGGACGACATATTCCGCCCCGGCCGTTACGGGGCGGACTATACACGACTTTTCGGGTCAGGGAAGCAAGCCATCGCGTGGCCGCGCTCTGGGCATCGCGCCAGACTCCGGGCCGGGGCGGCGGGCCGTCAGACTGCGCCGCGCTCCGGGCATCGCGCCAGACTCCGGGCCGGGGCGGCGGGCCGTCAGACTGCCGAGGCGGAGTGCGTCAAGAATCATGGCCTCACGAGGAGACAGGGCGTCACCCACCTGCAGGTCGAAGAAAAACGAAGCCACGTCCGGGTGAGCCGACGCAAGCGCTGCAAGGTCCTCCGCCGTGAAGCGTCGAAACTCTTCTCCGGCGGGAGCTCCAGCGCCGTCCAGAGAATCCAGAACCGTCGTCTCCATGGCCGGGCTGACCGCGTCTCCGGGGCCAGCGACCCGGGTCTCCAGCGCGCGGAGCGTGTCGGTGGCAACCTCCTCCGGTGTCCGAGGCACCATAGGCGAGACGTCCATCGGACGCTCCATCCCCATGGGAGAGTGGCCGGGGCGCTCGCGCACAGAGCCGTAGGGCTGGGCTACCGCGTTTGCCAGCAAGGACAGAATACCTCCGCCCTCGAACGTGTCACCGGAGCGGCCTGCGCCGCCGCCGTTGATCATGTCGATCAGCGCGGAAATGCGATCACCTTGCTCGTTCTCGTAGCCGTAGCCCATCATGGTCTTGGTCTCCTATTCAGCTCAGATTCAGCATCTGGCCGGGGAAAATCAGATCTGGGTTCTCGATCTGCGGGTTGA